ATTTTGTGTTTTTAGGTCAGCCAGTCTGGTTAATTCTGCATTTGCAGAAGCCAGTAGTGCCTGTGCGTTCTCGTAATCATTAATAGCATTATTATAAATTGTCTGAGATGATTCAAGAATTACTAGCAATGCTGGGTCTTTTGTTAGTACTGTTTCTACCTGCTTGTTTTGTGAGAACCATGCTGCTGGAACTATGCCCCAGTTTGATTGGTCAAGGAATAGCAACTGGTTACAAGCACCACCGCCATACTCATACATCCAGGCATCAAGCTTGTACGATTTACCGCCCTCAAGTTGGATTGGCTCAGACCAGTTACCGCCACAGCCTTTAAGAACCCAGTTGTCGTTTACAACAATATCATCTAGTGTCATGTACCATCCGTCGTCTACGTTTGCCAAGAATTCATAGGTTTGTGTGGTTGGAACGGTGAGGTAGCCAGTATAGTGGATAATTACAAAATCTCCTCCACAGCCTTCAATATCCCCACCGCCCCAATCTCTATCTATTTGAGTAACAGTAATTGTCTTACAAAATGTGTGCTCTGATGTATCTCTATTTGGATATGCATTATCTGGGTTAAATGTATAGATGTCCGCCTTTATACCTGGCACTGTTGGCTCTGCATTTTCAACTGGTACGGAAATAAGTTTGCTATCATAATCAGCCTGTGCCTTTTGTACTGCCAATCTTGCTTCTTCTAAAATACCTGCCTTCTGGCTTTCCTGATTCTTTGTCTCTTCAAGTTTTGACTCTGCTAACAAAATAGCTTGTGTTGTGTCAGATTGTAGTTGTTCTGCCGCTACAAGGGCATTCTGAGCCTGTTTAAGGGCATCCTGGGCAGCACTAAGATTAGCCTGTGCTAACGCTACCTGTGCATCATACTCTGCTTTTGTTTGTGCTACAGCTGATTGTGCATAAAGGATAGGGGCAATGGCTAGTAAAAGTATTGCTAAAATTCTTTGGGGTTTGTTAATTTTAGGGCTCCTCGTTGGAAGTTTCCAACAAGACAAGTATACCAGATTTTACTAAAGAAGGTCTAAATTAAACTGAGATAAATAGTCATCTAAGTCTTTTTGTGGTGGCTTAGGGTAGGATATAACGTTGTTTGCTGTGTTATAGTCTGTGTTAGTCTTTGGTCTTTCCTTAAAGGTATGCACCTCTACCTCCAAATTTGTGTTACGATGCGTGTGAGAGATGGCACCAAAGATAGCACCACAAACAGCATCCGCCAAGTCCTTAGAAGATTTACGAGGGTGGTCTACACGATTGTTCTTAACAATCTTTAACTCAGTCAACTCTTCGAACAGCAGTTCAATGTTTGGCATAACCACACGCTCTTCATAAACAAGCATAGCCATATCTTCATAGTGCTTCTTAGCAACAGAAACAGTATCAGTACGAATACCAACAGCCTTCAACTCGTTCTGGATATCAAAAGAGTTCCAGCGGTCAAAGCTAACCATGCCAATATTAAATCCCTGTCTGCGTAGGTTCTGAATCCACTGCTTTACTTCCGATAGGTTTACTGGACCCTCTCTGCGAGGCTCCCACCAAGCTACAGCATCTACTACCACCACTGGAACTACTTGCTCGTAGTCTTTCATTACCTGCACATTTACCCACTTTTCGACGTGAGCGATAGCAACAGCACACTTGTCGTGTCGCTGTGCAAGGTCAGCGTGGACGTAATAAACTTTCTCTGGGTCTGGCTTAAATGTTTCATCAAAGCGTCTGATGGCATCTAGAGGGTTTCTAATGGTCATACAAGCACGAACCTTGTCCTGCTGTTTAAAGAATGCGTCTGAGGCGTATGTAGGGATACAGGCAAAACGTTGCATAGCATCTCCTAGGTCTGTGAAGAACGAAATCTTGAAGTCTTCAATACTTCTAGTAGGGTTGATAACCCAGGTTGGTCTCTTAAGTGCAAATACGCCTGGGTATTTATATGACAGAATTGTGTCTTCTTCCCACTCAATTTCTAGTGTGTTACCCTCTGCTGTTTCTGGAAGGTCCTCATTCATAATAAACTTGTGAGTCTTTGTAACAACATCCTTCTCTGCAATCACAGCATCGTATCTCTGGGAGATGAAGTCTCCTGGATAACGTGGGAACGATAGAAGTGCTACCTTTCCTAGGTCTGGGAAACGAGAGTCTACAGAAGCACGGAAGGCTTTGTAGATGTTATCTGCAGTCTTACCTTGGTCATTACCTGTACTAATCTCTTGTGCGAAACCAGAAATCTCGTCAAGTACTGCTAGGATAAGGTTAAGACCCTCGTGAGACTCACGCTCTGAGTGACCAGAGTAAACAGTAACAGACTTATCAAACTCAATACTTTCTGCCTTGGCATAGAACTTTCCAGCGAACCAAGGTGAGCGTTCAATCTTGGTTTTGAAACCTTTGAAGAACACGTTCTTAGCCTGTTGTGCGTTGATAGCAACGTTAATAATATCAATAGCGTCACCTGCTGGCTTACCAAAGTAACGAGCAGGGTCTTTAAGACAAAGTAGTTTGTAAACGATATAGGCACAGGCTACTGTAGATGTAAAGTCCTTGCCAGACCCTTTACCAAGCTGAAGAATAACTTCATTCTTAGTATACTTCTTGTAATACTTTCTACCCTCTTCTTCACCCATAATTTGAATGACATCCTCTAGCTTGTAGATTTGACTCATTGCCTCAACAATGTCGTACTGGTGGTCAGACAGTGGTGGCTGTCCCAAATACTCTGGGCTTTCCACAAATGTCTTAGCATCTACAGGCATCTCCTCAAAGTTATTATCTTTGAGAACCTCTAGGAAATCATTGAACATTGACAATTGTAATTGTCTCCTGGTTCTTAGCAATGTCAGATAGTCGTCTCATAATCTTGTCACGAATCTCTGGGTGCTCTGCAGCAATGTCTTGTAGAATGTTCTTGAGGATGTCTTGCTTACGCTCAATCTCAATCATCTCTTCGGCTAGTTCCTTGTTCTCAAGTAGACCAGCCTTCTGTAGCATATCGATACGGCGTGACTCTAGGTCCATAACCAACTTGATACCTGCGGTCTTTGCAGTTAGGTTGGCTGTAGTGGTTGCATCGTCAATAACCTCATATGCTTTCTGAATTAGTTTAGAATAGTGAGTGTCTGCACCAACCAGGGCTTCTTTAGCACGAGCACGAATAGCAGCGTTATCAGAAGCCATTACACGCCATTGCTGGATATGTGCAACAACCTTTTGTCTTGGTAGTGCTAGTTCCTTAGAGATGGCGGTTGGCTCTTCACCCTGTAGATACTTTTCTACAACCTTATTCATCTCATCAAGATGCTCTACTGTTAAATCTTCAAGTGACATTCTTCTTACGCTTTCCCCTACGAGTAGGAATTCTCTTTACCCTCTCAATTGCAAATGAGCAATACTGTCCCGAAGTTGCTTTTTGCATTTCAAAACAGTCTACCCACATTGCACCAGTCTCAGTATTAGTAACAAGACTATCAAACTTAAACTTACGTCCGTGCTCGTCTTGTATCTTAATTATATCACCCTTGACGATTGTAAAGTTTCCAACCTGAAGTTCATAAACACGAGAAAACTTTGTCTGAACTGGCTTGGTCTTTCTACGCTTAAGCATTGTAACGACCCTCTAGTCTTTTAATCTCATCCTGAATGTAGAAGATAGCCTTCTCTAGGTCCTGAATGGTTTTAGCCTCATCCTTGAGACCTGCTCGCCATAGATACTTGAATGCATTACCGATGTTAAAGTTACGGTGTCTAGTAATCTGGATACACTCAACACCGCTTGGGTCTGAGGTGTAGTGTGGTGGGTGATTTACTTGGTCTACTGTAATGTTTAGTTTAGTAGTCATCGCTTTGATTTCCTTAATCCGAACTTGGCTAGATAGACATAGATAGTCTCTACGCTAGTGCCACATTCCTTTGCTATTTGTTCTGGTGTCTTCTTGTCTAGGTGATACCTCTTACGAAGCCACACTTCTGATGTATACAGTTTAGCACTCATAATTTACTTTGTCAACCTTTCCCAGTTATTAATTGCATAATGACCAATGCCAATTGCATCAGCTACATCGTTGTCTGGCACAACCTTGCCATACTGAACATCGACAAAATGAATAGTCTTTTGCTTTCTGGCTTCTCTAACCTGTGTCTTAATCCAAGAATCAGACTTGCCAGGGTTGTCTAATTTAATCTTGGCAAGCTCTTCTTTGCTAGGCTTTTTATTACCAATAAAGTTTTGCCATGTGATTGGTGCTACTGAACGTATTAGAGATACCCCAGCAGCCCCCAGGATGGCTCCCTGGACCAGTGCAAGGTCTGCAGCAGTCTTTGGGCTATTCATAAATACCGTGTGCTCTATGACGATTGCATCGATAGGCTTGTTGTAGGCAGCCATAAATGCTTTAACCTTTGCTCCTGCATCAACTACTTTCTGGTATGTGTTACTACCATTAAAGTTAATCTTGCCAAACATAGTTAAATCTTTTCCGTCAAAGAGTGAGAATGCTAGGCTGTTTGTACTTGCATCAATTGCTAAAATTGTCTGTGGCTTATAGACCAGGTTTTCAATCTTTACCATTAGCAAGTCCCTTCAAGTCTTTCATTGCCTTCATTACTTCTGTTGGATTGACAGAGCAAGCCTTGCAGAGTACATCATCATTATAGATTGATAGATTTACCCCACAAGACTTGCACTTACGTTCTTTGCCAATCCTGTTTTTAATCTTAACTAAGAGATATCTCTCAGCTATTTTTTCTTTAGTGGCATATTCTCTACAGTCTACTGAACAGTAGATTTGGTAGGATAGCTTTGCGTCAAATTGATTGTCGCACCACTCACAGTGTTTGTTCTTCATCTAATGGCTCCAAGGATTTTATTTTAATCTCTCCGAGCCCAGCATTATCGCAAGCTTCCCTGATGGGACATGTC